CATAATATCGATCAAGACCACGCTCATCGTAATAAAGACGAATTTCCACATCTTTATTCTCCTTGGTTAGACGCGACTTAGCAGCCTTTGCTTTGATAATATTTCCGATGACATCCTTGCCATCCTTTTCTTTTTTCTTTGAGAGATAAACAATTGTAGAAGCTGCGTACTTGAGTCCGCTACCTCCTCCCATCTCTTTAGTTGGTACATAAGCTCCGACAACATCGTAAGTGTGATTAGTTACTAGCATGGGGATTTTAGCTTGCCCCAGTTTCAGAGTCAACATTCTGAAAGTACCCTTAACGAGTTGTGCCTTCGTCATGTCTCGGACATTCTTTTCGTTAAGAGCGTCCGTAATTTCTTTTTCTGTAGACAACATTCCAAGGGAGTCTAACACAAACATACAAGGTCTGCGTTCTTCCTCAGACTTCTTAAGGTATATATCAACAGCCTTAAGTGCCTTTTGTCTAAAGTCTTCAACTGTTACAACATTTACAACAACAAACCTATCAAGAGGAATGTTTCTATCTTCTAATAACTGACGGTTAATTGCGGCTTCTGTATCAAAATACAGAACATACCCGTCTGGATTAGATTGAAGAAAATTATTGACGACAGACAGAGAGAAGAAGGTTTTACCCGTAGAAGATTCGCCAGCGATAGCAGTGATCCGTCTATCAGAAATCCCACCATGGAGAGACCCAGAACAAAGAGCATTAAAGATGAACGAACCAGTGTCAACGAATGCCTCACTTTCGTTAATATTTGAGGCGAGTTGGGTGTAGTCATCACCAATCTCCTTTACAATGTCTTTTAAGAAATCCATAAGTTACTCATCAAGTTCCAATTTTAATTTCGTATGATCTAACATAATTATACCTACTTTCTTGTTTCTTTGCAAACCAGAGAGCAGCTTCTTGACTTTCCATCACCTTCATATTTTCCTCAGTCCATACGAGACCATCGTCAGACCAAGCAACAATCCAATTGATACTATTCATAAGAAGAAACTTTCCAGAGTGTTTGTTCGTTCAACATTCCAGTCAATACAATCCATGATAACTTTGATTGGCTCGATGAAAGATTTATTGAACTGCAAATCATAATCCACATACTTATGTAGATCCAACTCAGGAGGGAAATCCTGAATGAAAGATAGTACATTTTCTTGGATGGGATTAGGAATCTTCAGATAAACGAACTTAATTTTCTCGCCACTTTGAATGGGTTGATACTTTCGTTCAAGTCCTTTCTTCTTAGTCCAATGATTATACAGGATAACCCCTCTCACATGGATAGGGCAACCCTTCTCATACATTGTTGATGAAGATTTCCACTTGTTAATTTCAGAAACACTTCTGGGAAAAGCAATCTCTTCGGGAGGAAGATTCTTAAAATCAGTCCTACACTTTTCAATGAAAGACTGCATCTCATCCTCAGTAGAACTCATCATTAATTTGAGTCCGTCCTTAATCATTTTTCTTACGGGAGCAGGTGTAGAAGTTTTGATTGCCTCAATACCCATGATCTTTAGTTTGGGTTCGTTATATCGAACACCTTCACTGTCCCACACGTTGAGAATGTATCGCTTCTTCGCAGTCCAGATACCACGTTCCGCGATATTCTCACGTTTCATTTGCATTTTTTGGTCGTAGGCGTTAACGTAGTCGGCCAATTCTTGGTAAGAACTTTCAATATACTTCTCAAGTTCCAACTCACAGACCTTATTAAGGAAGTTAACAACGCCCTCAGTAGTTTTCTCTCTCCCCTTGTATACAGTGTCAACAAAAGGACCCATATTAAGATAGATACTATCAGTATCAGAAGCAATAACATAATCAATCTCCTCAGTTTTCAGCACCTTATTAAGGTACTGGTTCATTTTATTTTCAATCCATCGGATAGATACTTGCCCTGAAAGAGTAATTGCCTCTGCATTGGCGAGTTTATAGTAACGAAAATACTGATTACCAATGGCACCATAAGCAGAGTTAAGAGCAATCTTCTTAGCCATTTGGACATTATTACATCTTGCAATTTCTTTCTCCAGTGCGATACTTGGGTTCTTTTCGTTCTCTTGTTTTGCCTTAAGCATCCTCTTCTTAAAGACAACACGTTCTTTGTACATCTTCTCCATCAACTCAGGCAAGAAACCTTTCACGTCCTTGCGGAACATTGCACCATTGGCACACACCGCATAATCAGAATACATCTCAAAGGTAAGATCCTGATTAAGGAGTTTATCTACAGTAGCAGAAGGATGACGAGTCTCAACCAGAGTCTCTGGTGAGATATTGTACTGCATAATAAGGTGAGGATACAGAGAATTCAAGTCAAACGAAACCACCCAGTCATACTTACCAGGCTTAGGTTCCTTGACATATGCACCAGCATACTTCTCATCCTTCTGATTGCGTTCCTTTTGTGGAATAACAATGTTCTTTTTCTTCAAGTAATTATAAATGATTGCATCCCAGGTTCTAACCTGATAGGCAATATCACTAAAGTTCACCTTTGCGTCATAGGCACGAGTGAAACATAGATCAATGAGACGCAGTTTATCCTCAAGACGGTCAACCAGTTCTACGTCAACGATGTTATAGTCTACAAACTTCTTCCAGTTGCCTGTGTAAAACTCACGGAAGGTATCAAACTCTGAGTGGTCGAGTTTATTTTGACCCAACTCCATAAAGGCAATATGATCCAATCGATAACTCTCTTGGTTTGGAGTTGCGGGTGACTTCTTATAAAGATCGAGATAATCAATCACAGAAATCCCAGCAAGATCATATGCGATCTGCTTACGTCCCATGATCGTAAACTCATTTCTCCGAGTGATATTCCAAGGAGACATTCTCTTGGCAAACTTCTCACCCATGATACGTTCCATACGACCCATGAGGTACGGGATGTCGTACAACTCGCAGTTCCATCCAGTAACAACCTCTGGAGTATTGTTTGACCACCATTGAACAAACTTCTCGATCAGTTCAATCTCAGTATGGCAGTGAATGTATCGATAATTTTCTCGATCAGTTTCGTAAGGACGAGTTCCCCAAGTAATAATTTCTTTGGTGGTATAGTCCTGAACTGTGATTAGAAGTAATTCTTCCGCACAATTAAAAACATCGGGGAAGCCACTTTCCGCAGAAACCTCGATGTCAATCGTGATTAATTTAATTTTACTGATGTCAAACTTAATTTCATCCTCAGGATAATTATCTGAGATGAATTGGTGTGCATACCTTTCGTTGCCGTAGATACGAAATCCCTGAACGGAACTATACTTGTCGATAAACTCACGACAGTCACGAATACTGCCTGGTTTGACGGGTTCTACAGGTTCACCCTCTAGAGTCTTATACTTCGACCTTTTCTTTGTTGGCACAAAGAGAGTTGGTTGATACTTTTGTCTATCACTAAAGTGTTTTCCGTTCTCATATCCTCGTACTAAAATGTCATTACCAATTAGGAAAACGTTAGTGTAGAACCTCATGTCGTTGCTAGTTTCAGGTAGGCGTCAATAAGTGCTTTGTGTGGTTCGACGAGTGTTAGAATACTCTCGGACGACATCATTATAACATTATCGTCCGTATAGTCTACCAGCCAAGGAACCAATCTTTCTTGTGGTGGCAGATCTGTTTCATGTTTACCCAAAATTTTATATTGGGAAGTAAGTTTGCAATTCGGGTTACCGATATCAGCAAGAACTTCTTCAATCCGAGTAATTAATACCTCATCATTTTTTAAGATAAGGATTTGTACATTAATTTCCGAGTCCATCCATTTTCTCCGTGTAGGATTCTTTCACAGCTTCAAGTGGTTCTACAGCAGTAACAATCCAATCTGGATCAACAGGGATACGATTTTCAGCAGACATCGGCATCCATTGATAGAACCTGCAACTATATCTAGGTGGGCCAGATTCCTTTCCTTCAGTCAATAATTCTGGATCTTCAACCAACTTAACGATGAAAGGATTGGTCAATACCATAAAGATTGGCTTCTCATTCTCATCTACCAACTCTTGTACATCTGCAATAACTTCTTCATTTGATTTCAAGAGCAAAAGTTTGATAGCCATTTCATCCTTTGATAGTTAAGTAGGGTGGGAGGAGGGAATACTTCATACCCTCATGTTATGGGAATCGCTAAAGCGAATTTTGGTCATAACAACAATGACTCCCTTGGTCGGGGTTCTACTGTTCCCAGCAGCGAGCACCACCTCTAGCCATTTACATTACCCCGCCAAATTCCAACAGGGTTATTCAGTCACTCCCCGTTGAGTGATCAACTCAACAGATATATTATGACATAAAAAAAGGGGGGTGTCAACTGGATTGTGCCAGTTACCCCCGCGGCGACGATATTCTTAAGTATTTATAAGTAATCCTTTCGGTGGTGATGGTCAGGCACTACTTTACTCAATTCAATCGTCAATAGCCCATCCTCAAAAGTAACTGATCCAACCTCCGTGTCGTCGCTGAGCGTCCAACTGCGAGTGAAAGTTCTTTGAGCAATGCCTCGATGGGCATATCTAGTTTCGGATTCGTCGGATTCTTTATTTCCACTGACGAATAGTTTTCCGAATTCTGTGTAGACATTTACTTCCTCCTTTTTAAAACCTGCAAGAGCAATTTCTAAGCGAGATTCTACGTTGTTAACCTGAACTAGGTTGTAGGGAGGGTAATTTGTCGTTTCATTTAGAGCAAAGATACGGTCGAAATAATCGTCCATACCAATTGCATTACGGGTAATCTTATCAAACAGTGTTGGTAAGTCGGCCGTAGTATATCGTGTTAGGTTTCCCATTGTACTTCTCCTTTTAAAGCGAGATTTGATTGTGTGGACCCCGAAGGCATCCACTACTAATTATAATACTTTCGCTCTAAAACGAGGTGTTGCAAACCCTCTTATTATGTTCGGTTAACTGAATGGCGGACCCCAAATCCATGCAACCAAGACTTTTCTGGTCCCAGAAAGTACGGGTGTTACCCTATGGTAAGCAAATGAAGGGAACATTGCTACCAGTCCTTTCTGTTTTGGTATTTGGATATCCTCGAAAAGTTCTAGTTGACCTCCTTCATATTCTGAAGGATCACTAAGTTGAATAACCATGGTCAACTTACGGGAAGGCGATAGACCTTCATTATAATCATGGTGCCAATCGTATCTCCCATCTTCTTCTCCTTTATAGACAACATATTCAATGGTGTCAAGGACAGAAAGATTAAATCTATAATATTTTGAATTCAGTTTATGAGCAATATCACCAACCGCATGAAATAACCACGCAACATCTGGTCCGTTTTCTATAGTTGATACAGAAGACTTTCTATAATTTTCATAATACTCCAACGTTGCTCCAGGTTGAAGATCCATATTACTACAGTAGTTGGTAATCCAATCTAACTGTTCATTATTGAAAACACTATCTGCAAAAACAAAAGGTGACGAAGATCCCTGCGGTGGTGAGCAAGGAGGCATCAAATACATTAGACTTCTGCTTTCTTTTTCTTGCCGATATTATACTTAGTTTCGAGAGTCCAATCACCCTTGTCTTTATAAGACAGAACCTTAATTTGATTTAAAGGTGCTACGTCAGAAGTTCTCTCGGGAGACACAATACTGATCAGTCCCCAATCTGATAGTAAATTGATAATTCTATTTCTACGTTGTACATCATTGAGAGTCAAATTAGCGTGCTTCCCATCTAACGCGAATAACTCTTTGAAGTGTACAATGTAATATCGGCCTTGCTTATGTAGAATGTGGCACGACTGATAAATCTTTTTCTCTTTACGGGAGGCTACCCCAATACGAGTGAGTGTTTCTCGTACTTTCAAAAAGTCATCTGGTTCATTCAGAGTAACTTCTACCATTTGGTCTGGCGACCATGTAACTTCAGGTTCTGCAAATGCAGTCATTTCACACCTCCAACGTTCAGTCTGTCTCTAATAAATTTGAGTTGATCTTTATTTAAAATTTTCAAAGCCTGCATTGCTTTTTCATTACTATAGCCATAGTATTGTTTGACAGCATCAAGGTCTTGAACTTTATCCTTTCTTAGCCAAGGAGAGAATCTCTTCTTCTTCCTGATACTATTTAGATAAAAATCATATTGTAACTTGTTGTCGAGGCCTGGATACTGGTTGATCTCGTTGGAGAACATAATAGTATCAACGAATCCAGAAAGACATTTGTTGACAATAAACGCTGGGTATTTCTTCTCCCACATGGGATCTTCATCATCCATCAAATTGTTCTTGTTGAAGTTGATGGAATTTAAATAATCTTTCAGTTCGTAGCTCATCGTATAATATCAATGGATTCAGGGTTTCCATTCCACGTCTCCAACTCGGTGCGTAGACGACCGTCAGATTTCAGATTCTCATATCTGTTTGTGGCTTTCTTTCTCCACCACTCAATTATGTTTTCCATGTGGAACTTGTCATAATTCTGCCCAGGACAGAGAGTTTCTTGTTCACCAAGAATAACTTCACGAGCATTGCTGAATCCATAATCAGACATATAGAATCTTTTCTTCTCAGTCAGATTTTTTGCACTTACAATCGCAGTTGTGAACTCCGCAACCTTGTGAG